TAATGCCAATATACACATACAGAAATAAAACAACAGGCTTAGAGTGGGATGAACTTCGCACATATACTACAAGAAAAGAACCCCTCAAAGATAAAAATATTGAATTTGTGTTCACAGCACCTAGGTTAGGTTTTATAGAAAGAAGTGAGCATGGTGCTAGAGACCAAATGATTCATACTGCTAGACAGGGAATGAAAGAAAGACAAGCAGAAGAAAAAGCAGGTATTAGAAAAACTCCTGAATGGCTACGAGAAAAAACAGAAAAACATTTACAAAAGGTAAGAAATGTTAGTTCCTGAGAAAAGTAAACAACTAACAGAAAAGCAAGAAAGCTTTTTAGAAAATTTATTTGGAGAGGCCAGAGGCAATCCAAGACAGGCTGCTAAACTTGCAGGTTATGGCGAGAGTAATTATCAAAAAGTTATTCAATCATTAAAGCAAGAAATAATAGAAAGAGCAGAAGGTGTACTAGCTACTCACTCCCCTAAAGCAGTAATGGGAATGGTAAATGCATTGGAAGAAGATGGAAGTATTCCTGGTGCTAATGTAAGACTAGAAGCAGCTAAACAAATTTTAGATAGAGTTGGAATATCTAAAACAGAACGCATTGATGTTAATGCCAAAGTCCAACACGGGATATTTATTTTACCACCAAAGAATGTATGAACCTAAAAAAATAAAAGGTGCATTAATTCCATTTGGGTATAAGAAATCAGAAGACGACCCTAAGTTAGTTATTCCTATACCTGAAGAATTAGATGTTTTAAAAGAAGCAGTAAAACTTCATAAGAAGGGGCAGTCACTTCAGAAGTGTGTAGATTTTATTTATTCTAAGACTAAAAGAAAATTAACAAGGCAAGGCTTTTATAAAATTGTTAATAAAAATAATATTAAAAAGAAGGCTAGAGAATCTGCAAGAGAACAATTAGATTATCAAAGAGATAGAGTTTTAAAAGCTAAAAGAGAATTAGATAAAGAAAGAAATAAACTAGCTACAAAGAATAAAAAGATAAAAGATTTAGATGTTGTTTTAGAAGGCAAAGTAAAAACAATCATTGACACTAAAGAAATAGAAGAAGCCTCTCCCACAATACAAAAAGCTTTTGAAGAAAAAGATATAATCTTTGAACCTAACGAAGGTCCTCAATCAGATTTTCTAGCATCATCAGAGAGAGAAGTATTTTATGGTGGAGCAAGAGGTGGTGGTAAATCTTATGCTATGCTTGTTGACCCACTTCGATATTGTGATAAGCAGCATCACAGAGCATTGTTAATTAGACGTACAATGCCTGAACTTAGAGATTTAATTAATCACTCTCAACAATTATATTCAAGAGCATATCCTGGTGCTAAGTGGAGAGAACAAGAAAAAGAATGGCGATTCCCATCAGGTGCTAGAATAGAATTTGGATACGCAGAAAATTTAACAGACGCATTAAGATATCAGGGACAATCATATACTTGGATTGGTATAGATGAATTACCTCAATATCCTACCGCCGATATTTATAACTTCTTACGTTCATCATTAAGAAGTGTAGACCCAGAGATACCTGTATACATGAGAGCAACAGGCAATCCCGGAAACGTAGGTTCGACTTGGGTTAAAGAAATGTTTGTTGACCCATCAGAAGCTAACAAACAATTTGATGTAGAGATACAAACACCGATGGGTATTAAAAGAATATCAAGAAAATTTATACCTGCTAAGTTACAAGACAATCCTTATCTAATGCAGACAGATGACTATTACGCTATGTTGGCATCTTTACCTGAAGTACAAAAGAAACAATTCTTAGAGGGTGATTGGGATGCATATGAAAGTTCTTCTTTCCCTGAATTTAATAGACAAGTTCATGTTATAGAACCTTTTGAAATTCCAAGAAACTGGATGAGATTCAGAGCAGCAGACTGGGGATATAGTTCACCTGCTTGTTGTTTATGGTTTGCGGTAGATTATGATAATAATTTATTTGTTTACAGGGAACTGTATGCTAAAAGAAATACCGCCGATATATTTGCAAAAAAAGTTTTAGAATTAGAAGATGGTGAATATATTAGATATGGAATACTGGATAGTTCTACATGGGCAAGGCGGGGAGACATAGGGCCTAGTATTGCAGAAACAATGATACAAGAGGGATGTCGATGGAGACAATCTGACAGAAGTCCTAGAAGTAGAATATCAGGCAAAGTAGAAATACATAAAAGATTAAGAGTAGACGAAGACACAGGATATCCAAATATGTTTATATTTAATAACTGTTTAAATTTAATTAGAACATTACCTATGCTTCCAGTAGATAAAAATAATCCTGAAGATGTAGACACATATGCAGAAGACCACGCTTATGATGCATTAAGATATGGATGTATGAGTAGACCAATACACCCTGTAGCACAAAGAGGTAATGACTTCTTAAGTTCTTCAGAAAATCAAAATTCTACACCTGCAGATAGTGTGTTTGGATATTAATGAAACTACCAAAGTTTGTGACAGTAGGGCCTTTTACTGTAGAATTAGTTTGCGTTCCCCACGAACTAATGTATGAGGTATCTGAAGCACAAGGGACATTTGTTGTAAAGCCTCCTTATAAAATTTATTTAGATAAGGAGATGATAGAAACAGGAGGTCCTGATGCTGTTAATGTTGTAATACATGAATTATTACATTTAGGATTTTATCAGTATCATTTAAAAGAAAAAGAAGAAGAAACAATAGTTAATTCTTACGGGAACTTTTTAACAGAACTCTTATGCCATTCTTCAATAAAGGAATGGATAAGACACCACACAAAGTAATAATAGGAGAAAAATAATGGCAATCATGAAACAGTATAAGCAAGGTGACTTACCAGAAAATTTATATGGTAATGAAGCATCTAAGCAAGGCGATAGCAAAATCAATGTTGTAAAACCTGGTGCAGCTCTTCCTGGAGACGCATATGCAGAAGGCAACGTAGCTTATCCAAAAGAAAAGAAAAACACTGTAGACGGAAAAGTATTTTCATTAGCTGACGAAAGAGATTATTAATCTATATGCCACACGAAAATACAGTAGGCGGAGTATTTTCTGAAGATGACGACGTAACAGCTTTAGATAATAAAGAAGATAGAAGTTTTGATAACTTAGGTTCTATCATAGAATCTAGATTAAAAGAATCAGAACAGGCTCGTCTTTATGATGAAAAAAGATGGTTACGAAGCTACAGAAACTATAGAGGAATCTATGGTTCTGATATGGCATTTCGTGATTCAGAAAAATCTAGAGTTTTTGTTAAGGTAACAAAGACAAAAGTTCTAGCTGCTTATGGACAATTAATAGAGGTTCTATTCTCACAAGGTAAATTTCCTATTGGAATATTTCCTACCACTGTACCTTCAGGTGTCAGTAAGTATGCCCATATAAAACCAGACAATCTTAAACAACAAGATTCTCGTATGGAAGATATTTATGGATTTGAAGGCGATGGTAGAGATATGTCTCCTGGTGCTACCGCCGATACTATTCTAAATGGTTTAAAAGAAAAGTATGCGGAAGCAGGATTTGAAGAAGGTGCTGCACCTGATTTAAAGAATATGCCACAGATAGAACCTGCAGAAGAAGCTGCTAAAAACATGGAAAAACTTATCCATGACCAATTAGAGGAAACTCATGCAATATCTGTTATGCGTCATGTATTATTTGAAATGTGTTTACTAGGCACAGGTGTTTTAAAAGGTCCTTTTAATTACGAACAGGCAGAACACAAGTGGTCATTAAATGATGAAGGTGAAAGAGAATACACCCCTAGCAAAAAATTAGTACCTAGAATAGAAGCAGTTAGTTGTTGGGATTTATATCCTGACCCTGACGCAGTACAAATAGAAGATGCAGATTATGTTATTCAAAGACATGTCTATACTCGTTCACAAGTAAGAGATTTAATGAACAGACCTTTCTTTAGAAAATCTGCAATAGAAGATTTATTAGCTTATGGTTCTAACTATGAAACAAGAAGCTATGAAACTGCCTTATACGATAGAGAGAATCAAGAAGAGTTTAGTAAAAATAGATATGAGATTCTAGAGTATTGGGGTGTCATGGATAAAAACTTTGTTGAAGAAGCAGGTATAGAAATTCCTGAAAGTATTGAGAATGATTTAGATGAAGTACAGATTAATGCATGGATATCTAATGGACACATACTAAGATTAGTATTAAATCCTTTTACCCCTGCAAGAAATCCCTTTATGGTATGCCCTTATGAAATCAATCCTTATCAATTCTTTGGCGTAGGCATACCTGAAAATATGGATGATGCTCAAACGATTATGAATGGTCATGCAAGAATGGCTATTGATAATTTAGCACTAGCAGGAAACTTAGTATTTGATATTGATGAAACAATGTTAGTACCAGGGCAAGACATGTCTGTATTTCCTGGAAAAATATTTAGAAGACAAAGTGGGCAAACAGGACAAGCTTTACATGGATTAAAGTTTCCTAATACAGCACCTGAGAATATGCAGATATTTGATAGGTTTAGACAACTAGCAGACGAATCTACAGGCATACCTTCCTACTCTCATGGTCAAACAGGTGTTCAATCAACAACAAGAACAGCATCTGGAATGTCAATGTTGATGGGAGCTGCCGCTTTAAATATAAAAACAGTTATAAAAAACGTAGATGATTATTTATTAAAACCATTAGGAGAAACTTTATTTCATTGGAACATGCAATTTAATAAAGATGTTCCTGAAATAGAAGGTGATTTAAATATCAAAGCACAAGGAACAACATCCTTAATGACAAAAGAAGTAAGGTCACAAAGATTGATGACATTTATGCAAGTAGCATCAAATCAGTTCTTAGCACCTTTTGTTAAATGGCACAGTATTATAAAAGAGATTGCAAAGTCTATGGATGTAGACCCTGAACAATTAGTGAACGACCCTGAAAAGGCAGCAATATTTATGAAGATGATGGGAGATATGAATGGAAATCAACAAGCTCAAGGCTCTAACCAACAACAGGGCGGTATGGCTAATCCTGGAGGAGTACCTGCAGGAGCAAATAACACAGACACACAAGGGTCTGGAGGTGGCAACATCGGAGTCGGAACTCCGCAAACTCCAGGGCAAGGTGGCTTTACTGCACCAAATCCTCAACCTACGGGAGCAACTGAATAAAGATGGCAACTAAACTATCAGATGTATTAGAACAAGAATCCTCAGGTATTATGTTCCCTTTTAGAACTAATGTTAAACCTGTTAAAACAGAACAACAAATTTATACACCTACGGATGGTATTATGTCAGTTACAGGAACAGCATACACAGGTCCTGATGCTACAATTAAATATGGCTCAGAAGAACAAGGATACCCAAGACAACTAAAAGAAATTGAAAAAGGTGTACTACCTCAGTTTGACCAAACACAATTTGCAGATAAGGGAAAGGGCAAAGTAGAAACAACTACTACTACACCCCCTGCTACTAAATCAGACAAAGCTGTTATGGACCCTTGTCCAGAAAATTATAAGATGATTGATGGTAAGTGTGAGTATGTAGGACCTACACAACCACAACAAGATAGAGGCGGTAGAGATAGACCAACCTTTACTGGTCCTAAAATATCTAAAGAAGGAATTATAGAAGGATATAAACCTGCATTAAGTAGAGCAGAGGGTGCAATAAACGCAGGTGGATTAAATAGTATAGCTATGCAAAGATTAGAAGAAGAGCATGGAGCAGAATTTGCATCAAAGGTAGGTTTATTAAATCAAGAATATAGAAATAGAGGTGTTCAAATATCTGAACAAGGTTTAGCACCTAATGACCCTGAAATAAAAAGATTACAATCAGTGTATGGCCAAGAAAGAGTAGATGAAGATTATACACTATCTGCAGACGGAAAGTATTATAGAATAGTAGCAACATCTCCTAAACCATCTGAATTGGTAGGGGATGCTGTTGGAGCAGTAGGTGATATAGTTGAAGGTGCTACAACAGGCGGAGTAGGGTTTATTGGAGCAGCAAAAGATGTATTGGATAAATTAGACAACTACCTATCAGGAGAAAGTGAGAAATCTGATACTGAACCTACTAAAAAAGAAACCACACAAACAGATACTAAAAAAGATACTAAAACAGATATTCCTACATTAACGTCTGCAGACTTGGGTGGTATAGATAAAATATCTAATACTGTACAAACATTTAGTAAAGACTTTGGAACTTTAAATAATACCATTACGAAAGAATTAGATTATCAAAAAACAATGTCTAATGCATTACAAGATTTACTAAAGAAAAAATTCCCTCCTCAAATGGGTGGAAGTCAACAGAAAAGATTACACGATAGTAAAATAAAAGAAACTAGAGACATGATATCAAAGTCTAAAACTAGACAAAAAATTGCAAAAGCAGAGTCAGAAAGAAAAGAAAGAGAAATGCAAAAAGAATTAAGTAATTCAAATGAATCTAATTTAAATATTAAAGGTTCTAATTTTACAGTCCATACAAATAATAAAGGAAAAATTTTAGGGTATAGTAAGCCAGGTTCTAATATAGTTAATATGGCAGGTATGCCGCCTGTTGGTCCGGGACAACAAATTAAAACAAAACCAAAAAAACAAACAGTACAACAAAAATTAAGTAAATTTAATAAACTTTATAGGGGCGGTAAATAATATGGAGACAACAATATCTACAGAACAAGTATCAAACAATATACAAAATTTAAGTGAACAAGAAAAACAGTTAATTACACAATTAAACATACCACAGTTTAGAGATTTTATGTCAAAAGTTTTTGGTTCTGATTTTGGCACTCTTATGCAAGAGGCAATACCTGAACCACAAGTGTCACAAGAACCACAACCAGTTTCACAACAAAGTGAAACCCCTGCACCTACGCAAGGACAGGGGATGATGACGCAGCCACCCTCAGTATAGAGGCCCTGCATATAGGGGGCGACCTGAATCCAACAGCACCCCGAAGGAGAATAAATGGAAGAAGACAAAAAAGAAACTCCTGTTGTAGAAGAAAATTCTGAAGCAACAGAAGATGTCGCAACTCCAACTCCATATAAGCATCCGAGTAGGAACTTAATGGATAAGGAAGTCGAAACAACAGCTACCGAGGAATCTGAGGATAAACCTGACGAGGAGAAACCTAAAGAGGACCGCCCTGTAGGAGTAGAGGATGCCGCTTTTAAGAAGCGATATGACGACTTAAAAAGGCATTACGATGAGACATTATCTAAGCACAAAGATGAAGTTCTCAAACTTAAAAAAGAAAAAGAAGCGGTAGCATCTAAACCTACCTTTAAGTCTCAAGAAGAACTTGAAGAATGGAGAAGAGAATACCCTGAAATGTATGATTCTGTTATGCAACTAACTACAGAAGCTACTATGAAATCTAAGCAAGAAATGGAAGAACAATTGTTAGAAGTAAAAAAACAACAATTAAAACTTGCAAGAGAAAAAGCAGAAGTAGAACTTGCTAAGAAACATCCTGATTATGAAGACCTCAGAAATAGTGAGGACTTCCATCAGTGGGCATCAGTACAACCTAAGTATATTAAAGATATGCTTTATGATAATAATGATAACCCTTTAGATGCAGCTAGAGCAATAGACTTGTATAAGTATGACAGAGGCATGTCTCGAAAGAAGGTATCAACAGATGCAAAGAAAGAAGCAGCGAAAGCAGTTTCTAAAACTAAAACATCTGAGACACCAACTGAGAAAAAACAGTGGACATGGGCAGCTATTAAAAAAATGAAGCCTGATGAATACTCTAAGTTTGAAACTGAAATCGACAAGGCTCACAGAGAAGGTCGCATCGTATAAACAGTTAACTCATATCAATTTTAATATAAATAATAGGAGACGATAAAATGGCTTTTGATAAAGTATCAGGTAATAATAATCTAGCTAACGGAAACTTTAGCCCGATTATTTATTCCCAAAAAGTCCAGAAGTTCTTTAGAACCGCATCAGTAGTAGAAGCAATTACTAATACTGACTATGCAGGTGAAATTGAATCTTTTGGAGACACAGTCAACATAATCAAAGAACCTACTATTTCTGTTAGTGCGTACTCAAGAGGTTCGGTTGTCGATACACAAGATATCACTGATGACCAAATCCAATTGACTGTCGACCAAGCAAACGCATTTTCATTTAAAGTTGATGACATCGAGGAAAGACATTCTCATGTTAACTTTGAAAGTGTTGCAACTTCTTCTGGTGCTTATGCACTTAAGAACGCTTATGACAAAAACGTAATCGCAGCAATGGTAGCAGGTGTAAGTTCATCTTCACCTGACCACTTACTAGGAGCAGACTCAGGCTCTGGAGAAGACCAAGATGTTGGTTTTGCTTCAGGCGAGATTGACCCTGTTGACACAATTTCTAAACATAACAGACTGCTTAATGCAGCAGATGTACCTGAAGAGAACAGATGGTTCTTAGCAGGTCCAGAATTTGTGGAACAGTTAGGTCAAGCATCTAGCAAACTAATGAGTGATACCACAGGTAACGCAGCACCATTAAGAAATGGTAAAGTTATCAATGGTAAGATTATGAACATGGATGTATATATGACAAACAACTTCGCAGCAAGTTCAACCTCGAACTTCTTCAAAGTATTAGGTGGTCATATGTCATCTACAGCGACAGCTAATCACATCGCAAAGATTGAAGTTATCAGACACCCTGAAACTTTTTCTGATGTAGTTAGAGGTCTTCATGTATTTGGAAGAAAAGTATTAAGAGACAATGCTATTGTTCTTTCACATATCAAAATAGACTAATAGGAGGTAATGATTAAATGGCAACTTTAACAGTAACAGGCAACACAGCATCTCCTGTAGCATTACCAACAGGTAGAGCAGTCAGATGTGTGACACAAGTAGTAGACTTTTCTTCTTTCACTAACGCATCAGGTGATGTTGTACAAGTAATCGAAGTTCCTGCAAACACTTTATGTTTGTATGCAGGTCTAGATGTTTTAACTGCAGATGGTGCAGGTAATTCAGGTACATTATCTCTTGGTGATGGAGCAGACGTAGATAGATACGTTTCAGCTTCAACAGCAACTGCAGGTATGGAAGTAACCAGAGCAAGAGCAGGTGATAGTTCAATGGGAACAACATCTGTCGGTTATGGTGTATATGCTGCTGCTGACACTATCGACTTAGTAATTGCAACAGGTGCAGTGGATTGTAAAGTCCGTGTATTCTGTGTACTTGCTGACTTTGATGGCGAAGGTGATTCAGAAACACAAAAAGTATCTATTGCATAATAGTATACTAATACATAGGGAGGGGCTAAGTCCCCTCTCTTAACAATGAAATTTTTTATAGCAGTAATAATATTTTTTAATGGGCAAATAAATCCCAACATCTACACATATCAATATGCTGCTTTTAGTAAGATGAATGTTTGTAATGCTTTTATAGAAAAAAATGCAGACATAGTAGAGCAATCTATAGAAGAGCAGTTTTCAAGTGATATTATAAATAACAAAATGATAGCATGCATGACAGCACAAGAAATTGATAAGCTTTCAAAACAAACCCAAGGTGAAAAATGGCAACAACAAAAACATACTTAGAATTAACTAACTTTGTCTTAAATGAATTGAATGAGGTGGAACTTACAAGTTCTAACTTTAGTTCAAGTAGGGGTGTTCAAACGTCTGCTAAAAACTTTATTAATAAAGCTATTAATGATTTATATATGGCTGAAGTTGAATGGCCTTGGTTACATACAGATGGCACACAAGTAGCTATTACAGGACAACAAGAGTATGATTTTCCCGCTGCATTTAGAAAAGCAAACTTTGATTCTTTTAGAATATCGCCTACTAATTTAATTACTAATGGTGAATTTACATCTGACATAAGTAGTTGGACTACAATAGCAGGTTCAGGTAGTGCGGCTTATAATTCTACAGGTAATGGTAGATTAAGATTAAATGATTTTGCAGCACATCAATCTATATCAACTATTGTAGGAGAAACTTACAATATATCTGTTAGAGCATTTGACACAAATTCTACAGGACAAGCATTTAAAGTTCAGGTAGGAACTGCAGCAGAAGGAACACAAAATTTAAATAGTACAATCACAGTTACAGATTTTGGTAATGGTGAAATATTATCAACAACATTTACAGCAACCGCATCTACTACTTTTGTAACTTTAAATAATCCAAGTACAGCTACTAATATGGATGTAGATTATGTAAGAGTTAAAAGACAAGAAGAAGCAGTTAAGCTAAAGCCTATGACTTATGATGGATTTTTACAAGGTGCATTTAGAAAAGATGTAGCAGCTAATGATTCACAATATGGCAAACCTTTATTTGTTTATAGAACACCTGACCATAAAAGTTTTGGTCTATCGCCGATACCTAAGTTTGATGATTACACAGTATTTTATGAATATTATAAAACACATACAGAGTTATCAGCACATGGCG